CCTGATGCAGATCGTCTTCGTGGTGGTACTGCTGATATTATCTTTTATGACGAGTGCCAAGATATCTTCAAAGAAGCTATAGCCAACGCTAACAAACTATTAGCGCAGGCAAAGTATGGCAACGGTGGAGTAAAAGTGTTCCTGGGAACACCTAAACAGCGTGGCGGTCATTACTGGGATATGTGGCAAATATCCAATCAGCAGTATTACCATTTACGCTGTGAGGATTGTGATAAACTATTTCCTCTGTATACTCCAGGTTGTGATGATTGGAAGAAAACGTGGTTGTATGGATACATTGTTAAGTGTCCACATTGCGGCTGTGAACAAGATAAACGCACTGCCGCCGAGCTTGGCAAATGGGTACCAATGAAGCCGGAAAATACTCGGTACATTGGTTATCATATCAACCAAATGTTCATGCCCAATTACACCAAGGAGAAGATACTTGATGAGCGTCCGGAAGTAAACCCTTCAATGACAGAAAGAGGGTTTCAGAATGAAGTCTTGGGAGAGTTTTTCCGGGGCGAAGCTGCTCCCATCACGCCTGAGGAAATTAGAGAGTGTTGTGCTGATACAGACCGAAGTATGTCGGGTGGTATCTCCATCACGGAAAACAAGAAAGTATATGCTGGATTTGACTGGGGTGGGAAAGATTTCGTTGATGGTGGTGAGAGAAGTGTTCAGGGACAATCTTACAGCTGTGGGGTTATTTTAAGTGAAGAAGGTCCAAATCTTTTGTCTATCCAATTCGCTACATTACTTAAGCGTAATAATTTAGATACCAAGAAAGAAATTGTTAACGAAATGTTTCGCAGGTACAGCGTAAAATTGGGAGTAGGCGATATTGGATTTGCTAACGAGCTTTCTGAGCTTTTATATCGTGAACATGGGAATCGTTTTATTGCCAGCCAAGCATCTTCGCATGTAAATAATAGAATAAAATTCAACTCAGATTATGTTCCTCCTACTATTGTGTTCGAGAAGGATTATTATATTGGTGAAATATTTGGTTTAATGAAGAGGGGTATGATACGTTTTCCATATAAGAGTTTTGAAAAAATCAATTGGCTAATTCAACAATGTTCTAGTATGGAAATAAAAACCACCGCCAACGTCTATGGGGAGGCTATTTTTAGGTATGTTAAGGGCAATACACCGAACGATGGGCTAATGGCATTATTGAATGCATATCTGGCTTATAAATTTGATGTTACAGGATCTTTTAGCAATAAAATGGCAGGTCTTATGGATAAACAAGGTCCTAAACAAATTCCGGCGGTGCTTGGTTATATTCCTAGAATGTAACCTAAAAAGGAAATAAATGAATTCCCAGCAATATTTACAGGAAGCTCCTCCTCCAGTAATTACCAATTATATGATTAAAGCTGTGAGCCAACATCGCCGTAGTGTGTTGGAGGACGAAACTAATGCTGGTAAATTTAGACAACCCGGAAGTACTCATTTTGCAGTCGAAAAAACCCCTCTTGGAAATGTAAAATCAACTTCTGCTAGGCTTAGTAAATTTGGTGCCACAACTTCTGGAACTTTTGGTACAGGTGCTGGCGGAACTAGTGTAAGTACTGGCTATCAAGGATCTGGTGGAACCGTTCGTCAGGTACCCGAAGTTTATTCTCCCCTATGGCTAAATAGTAACCTTAATCTACCGCGTGATAGAGCAACTATTAACGCTTGGTGTAGATCTTTTTATGCTCTAAACCCCGTGGTTCAGAATGCTATCTTTTTACATTCTACTTATCCTATTGCTAAACTAAATATTAAATGCAAAAATGAGAAGGTAAATAATTTCTTCCAGGCTATGAATGAAGAAATTGATCTAACCAATGTTTGTGTACAGATAGCTCAAGAATATTGGACACTTGGCGAGGCGTTTGTTTATGCAGAATTAGATGAACGTTCTGCTAAGTGGAGCAGAATTCTCATACAGAATCCTGATTACATTTCGGTAAAGCGTTCGGTTATTGCTGGAGAACCTATTATCAGCTTGCGTCCTGATGAAAATCTGAAGCGTATTTGTACTTCAAATCGACCTGCTGATGTACAGCAGCGGCAACAGTTGGATAAGAGTATTATTGAGCACGTTAGAAGGGGTGAGAATATTCCTTTGGACAACTTCTACGTGTCCCATATCGCTCGTCGCATAAGCCCTTATGAAATTAGAGGAACTGGATTGCCGGTAAGTTGTTTCCGTCAACTGATGTTGCTAGATAAATTACGCGAGAGTAAATTTGCTCAAGCTGACAACATGATCAACCCACTTACTTTAGTTAAAATCGGTGGTGAAGGAGATAATTACAAACCAACTCCTGACGATTTAGACGGATGGCGTCAGTTGTTCGAAGAGGCTCAGTATGATAAAGATTTCAAAATCTTTACTCATGATGGTGTAAATGTTACATACGTTAGCAAAGGTTCTGGAATATACGATATTTCCGGTGATATTACTCAACTTTTGAAAGAGATATACATTGGTTTATTAGTTCCGCAGGTAATTATGGATGGCGGAGCTGATGTAACTTATGCTAATGGTGGTGTAGCGTTGGATGTTTTGCGACAGCGGTATATGCAATTCCGAAACATGCTTTCTCAGTGGTTGCGTCGTAAAATTTTCGCCCCCATATCTCGCATTAATGATTTTTATGATTACGAGAATGATGAGAAAGTTCTTATCGTGCCTGATGTGGAGTGGAATCACATGTCGTTGTTTGATATGGGTGATTATATTGCTAATTTAACTCAATTATTATCTACTCAACCAAAGAATGTTTCATTACAGACAGTGTATCGATCTTTGGGACTGGAATTTGAAGAAGAAATGCGCCAGATTCGTCAGGAAAACATTGAACAAATAATTCAGATGAAAGAGATGGAAGCGTTACAGCGCATGTCATTGAATGATTTACGTTCAATTGGTGAAGACAGCGAGATTCAAGAAGTACAAGAGAGTCCATTACCAGGCGAGAGCGCTTATGACGCTGCACAACCGGGCGGTATGATGGGTGGCATGATGGGCGGTATGGATATGGGTCTTGGAGGCATGGGCGGAGGCATGGGCGGAGGCTTAGGCGGAATGCCAATGGGTGGAATGCCGCCAATGGGCGGATCACCAATGGGCGGACCCTCTGGAGCACCGCCCGGCGGCGCACCCATGTAAAAGTAATGTAGTAAACCTATTATTATTACTGCCTTTTAGGTAGGAGGCAGTTTATGTCTAGGACTCGCGATAAAGAGCTTATTGCCGTTGCTCAAAGGTATGGTTTAGGCGGCTATTTGAGGCAATGGTTTACTCCCGGCGGAATGGGTAGAAATATCGGGGAGAGATTATTCGGTAGTTATGCTGATAAAATGACTAGAATGCGCGAGGCAGACAACTCTATGAGAGAGGCTTTGCTGGGGCGTGGCACAAGGGCTCCTGAGCAGCTTGTTGATTTAAAGACCTCATTAGAAAGAGCAGAAGAGGCTTTTAAGAAAAAGCGTTTTATCGATGTTGCTCATTGGATAGGCAATATCAACCTGATGGTTAGGGAAGCAATCGATATAGGCGCTCCGGTTGCGGATTTGACACAAAAAGAGTTAGATGAGTATTACTCTCAAACTCAAGAACATTATTTATCAGAGGATTACTTTGGTGATGCAAAAGTAGCAGAGGCTGGTTTTTGGGATTTAATGGGAGGGATATACAGCAAAGTTTTTGATGATCCCATAGAACGCGCATATTGGAGGGAAGTAAAGCTCCGTAAAAATGCTATTCAGAGTTTACTTACTACTACCAAGAGTTTTGTTAATCGTGTTTTATTAATCTTTAATGAAATGAAACGAGCCCGTGCCGGCGGTCGTATCAGTGATTGGACCGTTCAATACGATCAATTATTAAAGTATCATGCTAGTTTTGAAGAGACGTTTAGGGATGTTTATGCTAAGCATTTAATTCCTATTATTGAGATTGCAAAAAAGCGTTTTACTGATACTGAGCGTATGCGAAAAGCGCGCGAGAAAAAGCAACAAAAACAACAAGAGGCTCAAACTGCTGTACAGCCAGCAACTCAGCCAGCAGGCACACCAAGTGAGTCTCCCGTATCTCCTGAGCCACAAGTCCGGGAAGAGACGGTTGAACCGAAGGGTCGTCTGGGGCGTCCACCCAAGAATATTTGGTGGATTGATGCATCTGGATTAGAGGTAGATCCTAACAAATCACGTCGTGTTCTAAAGCTTGTTTTTGATGAAACAGAAGGTGAGATTCCGGAGACTGGTAAAGAGGTTAGAGATGAACATGGACCAGTAGCGATTGTAGATCCGTCTGGACAAGTTACTTTGGAAGACATCTACGATGCTCAAACCAAAAAGAGAGTTGCTATTCCGGTCGAAGCGGTTCGGCAATACATGTCAAAACTAAGGCAGGATGCTATAAACCAAGCGGCTCCGATTAAACCAGATCGTATTGTAAATATAGAAAACCAACCCAAAGTAACTGAAGAAGCTAAAGAAAATCCTAACTTGGTAGTTGTATTGTTAGCCAAATCGATTGGTGCTCCCAAGAAGGCAAAAGTTGCTGAAATGATAAAAGCCCAAGTGGATGCCGATGTGGAGTTCGTGTCCCCCAGTCGTATTCGCCAGGCAAGGCGTTTTATATTACAACGGTTGGATGCTGGGCGTAATGTTGTTTCAGTTTGGGCATACGATCCTAGCACTGATAAAGCAATTCAATTAACAGAGCAATTAGAGCCCAAAGAAGTTAAAACACAGGTTCCTGGTAATATAGCTGAGTTGGGAGAACAGACTACTGAACAAAAGGGTGAGCAAAAATCCGAAGCAGTTCAACCTGCTGAATCGAAACCAACTGTACCAAAGGTGGAACCCAAAGTTGAACCCAAGGTGGAACCCAAGGTTGAACCCGTGGCGCCCAAGCCAGAGTCAGAGCCAGAGTCAGAGCTAGAGCAGGAAAAGAAGGGCAAGTTAGCGGTTATTGGTTTTAAAGAGCGCCCGAACAATTTAGAAAAGTTACTTGAAGCATTAGGCGCTTTATTAGGATTAAAAGTGGTTGCAGTTTCGCTTGGTCCCGATGGTAGAGAACAAGTTGAACAATTTATGCAAGAAGGTTATGATATTGATAAGAAACATAGTCAAGTATATGATAACGTAAATGAATTGGTAAAACGATATCCAATGCTATCTATCGCTTTAGACGAGGTAGATGAAGAAATCGAAAATGAGCCCGAAGAGTTTAAGGAATCCGAACCTGAACCTGAACCTGAACCTGAACCTGAACCTGAACCTGAACCTGAAACAGAAAGCAAACTTGAGACTGCGCCTGAGACCGAACCCGAGGCTGAGACTGCGGTTACCCCAAAGAGTGAATCGGTACCAGAAGAAAAGCCCAAGGAGGAAAAATCTGACAGGCGTGTATTTGTCTTTTTCGATGGCAGCTCTGATGACAAGAACCGTGTTCAATCTGCGGTGGAGAAAATGCATCCCGATGCTACAGTAAATGTATTGTCTCCCAGATACCGAAAAATGAAACAAAAGTATGCTGATGTAATTGATACTGTATATGCTTATCGGACGCCCATTGATACCGATGAAGAAGAGTTGAAGGAAGATATGGTTACACAACAGGTTGGCAAAAGCAAGAGCACTCGTAGAGGCAGACGCAAGGCAAGCGCTTTGCGGCGCATAGCTTTGTTGAAGAGGATTCTAGGCTAATGGAGATGCTTACTGTTGCCGCTTTAGAATTAAACCGTACAGACAACAAACAGGTTGTCAAAGTGGCTGGTGTTGTGCGTCGTTTGCGTAACTGGTATCGTAAACTTACCGATCCAGAATATCGCGCTAAAGTAATGAAATTACAGAATGATTCTGTAGCGGTAAAGGGTGATATTGATGAATTGGAAAAGTATATTTCCGAGGTACACAAATCCATTAAGGATTCTGATGTAGAATCATATAATTTTGCGGTAGACAGAGTTCGGGAGATATCCAAACGTTTAGTTGGAGAACTAGTTAAATATGAACAAAGCGCTAAAGCGGCAGATCCTGATGTGCAAAATCAATTCACGGAACAGTATCCAAAGCTTCCAGCTAGTTTAGATCGAATTGAGCGAGTTCATATTTCTAACAAAATACGAGAAGCAGTTTGGAACATTAGGGGGTTAAAAGAGGCATTAATGCGTCACAACCTTCCCCAAGACAAAATTGATGCTTTTATTAACAATCATGATCAGTTGGAAGAATTTTATAATACTTTAGCTAAAGAAATAAAAGCTGGCAAGATAGTGGGATCATGGATATCTCCACAATCTGCTATGGATATTAATAGAAATGGTGAAATGCAGTATCGCATTATAACAAATCCGTTTATTATTCCCGGTACATCATTTCAAATACAGGTTACGGTTGAGGGAACAGATTTATCAGCTCGTACCAAATCACCTCGTCCAGTCTTTTCGGTACACAAATTCAATTTTATTGATGCTAGGCAAAAATCTGCAACAAGACTAGAACAGTTGGGAACACTTACCGGACAAAACCTCGAAATGATTAAGCTTCATGGAAATTTAAACAATTTTATAGCAAAACTTTCGCATAAAATCGAAGTAGGTAAATAATGTCTTTAGGTTTTGCCACAGCGATTAAAAAAGCTCTTCTTGGTAAAACTGTGGAAATTTATCAAGGAGACACGCATGAATCTTTGTTAAAAGCCGAAAAAGATATAGAGCGTAAAAGTGTTTTACGCGGTGTGTTAATTGATGTTATTGATGAGTGCGTTGTGGTTAGAGTGAATGTTAACGGAGAATCAACACCCGTGTATATAAACTCTTGGTCAATTCAAACTATTTTAGAGCCACGCCAAGGTATTGGTATTCATTCCGTGTATCATAATGCCGAATCTAGGAAGATAAAGTGAAAGCAGATATATTGAGAAAACTTGCCAAAGAGTCTCGTATGGCTGGATGTGATCGTTTAGCTAACAAGGCTCTTATTGCTTTGGCAAAAGAGACCGGTTTGGCTACTCCGCAATCTGATTTGAGTTATTCTTACATTATGCGTAAACTCAGGAAAGGTGATCCTGAAAAGCTTCATAAGTTTATGGCTGCTTTTAAAGCTGCTTTTGATAAAGCTTTCATAGAGGAAATAGAAGATCCTGATAATGCTGCTTTAATGGAAGCAATGCAGGTAATGCAGGATAAAAATGATGTTAAAGACAAAATTCCGGGCGGACTAGCAGATAAAAAAGAACCTGATGACCTTGATCCAAAACAACTTGAAAAAGGAATCAAGGTTGAAATGGAGCATACCGATGACAAATCCATTGCTCGTGAAATTGCTACTGATCATTTGACTGAAGATCCTAAATATTATGATAAACTGGAAAAGATCGAAGGTATTAAAGTTCGTATGGTTAAGTTGGCTGAATCAATGGCAACTATAGACAATCCAACCGCAGCTGGTCGTGGTATTGCAGCAATTATTCGTTTTTTAACTCGCCGTATTGAGCCCAACAAAAGATTGTATTCTTTATTGAATTTGAAAAGAAAAATATACGAGCTAGATGAGTATCAAATTGCCAGCAAGAAGAGTCCAAACACCGCTTCGTTGGGACAGTCCATTACGTTTATTAAAACAGTTCTTAATGGAAGACCTCCATATTATGTTCGTCAGGTGATTAACGAGGTGGTGAAATATATATGATGCCTCTTAACTTTCGCCAAGTCGATCCTAAGTTATATCGAAGTGGTGCGCCAAGATTAAAAGCGCAGGTGGATTGGCTCGTAAATAATTACCCTAAAGTAAGAAAAGTAATTTCTCTTGACCGGGAAGCAGGAGCCGTAATTGCACGCTTATTG